TTTTGCACACTTCAAATACTCCTCAACTTGTTCTTGAGTGTATTTTACTTGAACACCAACCTTTTTTAGTAAAATATTATCGCGGTAACTTTCTTTATTTTCACTCATTCATACCCTTAATGAGTTTATTCAACTCGGATGTTGAGCCGACAAAAAATGCTGCTTTATCAATATTTGTGGTGCTTGCTTGATTCTTTTTATCCATATCACGCATTTGTTTTTGAACGGCAAGAAGTTCTTTGTTGGCGTCTACCACATTTTTAAGTAACGTACCATAGACTTCAAATGCTCTTGGATGTTGACCGTCTTTTGCAATTTGTAAGATTTCGGCCATTGCATCTTTACCTTGGTCAATCAAGTCTTGTAGATTGGCCTTAGTTTGTTCGTATGCATCGGTCAAATCTTCTTCAAGTGTTTCTTTATCTACAACCGAAGGCAACTGTTGTTTTTTTACAACAGGCACCACTGGTGTTGGTGATGAAGTTACATCAAAGATTTCTTCCATGTTTTTTTCAAAATTACTCATAACAACTTTATATTTTAATTAAGACCAAATCCGTGGATGTACCAAGTATTTGCCGCAGTTGTCATTAGTGTAACAACACCATAAGATGTTACATTGTGACTACCTGATGTAGAATTGCCAGCTGCAAATAAAGAGACACCTGTATTTGGTGCAACAGTAATATTGCCTGTTGTTGTATGTGAAACAATTGTGATAATACTACCATTAGCAAATGCAACATTGGCTGTTGTTGGAATATACAAATTTACATTAGATGAGTTTGTATAATAAATGTGCTTACCTGCATCAGACAATTGTAATACATAATTATTACTTTGTGCATTTTGTGGTCTTAATGTGGCTGCATTGTTTGCTTGAATAAATGCTGCGTTAGCATATGCACCAGCTGCAACAATATTGTTTGCATTTGTGTTTGATAGAGCATATGATGTATTAGTGGTATTTGAAACTGTTTGTAGAGTAATTGCATTAGCTGCATACCAACCACCTGCTGTATTACCATCATGCACTGTAATTTGATTTAATGTGGTATCAACAATCAATTCACCAGAGGCGCCAGTAATACTAGCAAGGTTACTTGTTGTATATCTTCTAAATTGTAACGTCTTTGACATTTTTTAACCTTTTATGTATTTGGATATTCCGTAATGGTAGTATTAATGGTGAATGGTCCAGAATTAGCCGTTTCGGTTGACATATCTTCCACACCAACATCAGTTCTTAAATCATCTGAACCAGTTTCTGATGACAAATCTTCAAATACATCACCGTAAACTGGATTAACAACAATCTTAGCAAGTTCAATTGGCACAACTTTGTAGTTTAAAAACTTTCTGGTTGCTTCTGATGTTTGGCCAATAATATTTTGATTTGAAACAAAATTGCCTACCAAGTCAGAAAGAACCAAATTGTAGTTTTGATATGAAACTACTTTACCAGTTGCCGTTGCAAATGAAGGTGATGTTCCTTGATATGCAATTTCACCAATCTTATAATTTCCTGTGCCTGTTTGATTCATTTCAAACAATACATTATGTTCATCATCTATATTATTGTATATATTTGTGATGGATGTTTGAATTAAACCAACATTATCATTAATGGCACCAAAAATAAAACCTTTAACTGTGAAGTTTAAAGTCCAAATAACCATTCTGGTATCCGAATCTCTATCACCTTCATAAGTTACATCATATGTGGTGTTATTTAGTACAATAGGCACTTCTTTTACGATTCCCATTTCAGGAATCATGTTGACTTTAATTGTATAATCTGGTGCAAAGTATGGTAAAATATGTTCTATAATCTGATTGCCATCTTCAATGTTACGAACATAAAGATAAAGACTAAAATCAAAGTTGTATGGTACTGGTGTGTATTGTGAAAGGTATTGTGAACCTGTGTAAGCAAAGTTCTTTATATTTGTTTGTTGTTTGCGACTTGCATCATATGAAATTCCATTCATCTCATAAGACATACGTGGCAAAGCCATTTGAATCTTCTTGTCTAGGTTTGGATCACCTTGAAGACGCATAACATATAATTCTTTGGCTGCATAGTCTAGAGGAACAATAAATCTTTCTTGTTCAGATTCATCTGGATTGTATCGTACCAAAGTAATATTATCAAACAAGTTGCCAAAAGCAACCGTCAATTTACGAATCATTCTATTGTAGGTGGTATTAGACATTATAGACCACCTATTGGATTATTTTCAGAAGTGTTAATAATTACTGAGGCTGCCGCAGCAGTTAAACCATTATCATATGGTTCTTTAATTGCCGGTGTTTCTAGTGGGTCATAAGTTGATACAGTATAACTTGCACCACTTGAGTTACCAATTGCCACACCACCGTCTGTAAATGCTCCATAAACATTTGATAATGATAATGTGTGTGTAGAAGGAATCCATGATTGAACGGTGCCATGAGCATATGCATTGGCCAAAGTATTGTCTGGTGATTCAAATGCAATTTCTTGTATGTTATATGTGCCTGAACCAGTACCTGTAATTAAATGTAATGTATAACCAGAATCAGTAACAACAGAATCAATATCGGCAATACCAGTAGAAATAACTTCTTGTGAGTATTTGAATTTTTCTAGTTCCAATTCATAGAAGTATGGTAATTTTCTACCCAACTGGAAGAAATCTTTAGTTTGATTTGTGAATTTGATTTCATACAATTCACCAGTACCATTAAGAACTGGAATATAAATCAAATCACCTTCACGTGGTCTTTGAAATGTATTTTGTGGTACTCTTTGGCTGAATGTTCTTTTAGAAACAATCACAGAAACTTGGTTACGAATTTCTAAACCAAACTTGGTAAACATCTCTCTGTCACCATTATATTCTGTGGCATTAGAGAGATACATTTCTAATGGAAATGCTGTCTTAAAAAATTTAACTGGGTCTTCACCGTAAAGTAAATCTCGAGCCGCATCATTATTGTTAGGCAGATAATATGCGTTAAATCCTTGAATTTGAATTGACTCTACAATTAAATCTTCTATAAGTTTTTGGTCAGGTCTAGACCCATAAAGATTAAAATATTGACTTGTTGCCATGTTAGTTCAAGAACCATTCTAGCGGACCGCCATAGTTTTCAATCATGTCTTTCTCTAATCTAGCAATTTCTTCCATAGCTTCATCATAAGTTTCTTTGCCATTTAAAGTGACGCCACCAGGTAATTGCAATCCACCAAATTTCTTCATATTCTCACCCCATGTTCTCTTGATAAGAGCTGTGGCATATTCTTTTAACCAACGGTCATTCCATACATTTGGATATGTATTTGGGTCAATTGCACCATAACATTCGGAGACAACAACTTGTCCTACACCTACTTCATAACCTTGACCCCAAGCCCAATCAATGTAAAGTCTTTGCATATTACGCACAAAACGAATAGGAACTTCACCTGTGAACTGTAGTTCCAAAGAACGTAAGTGTTGTTGAGTTAATGTATAATTGATGTAGGACGCAGAAGTGAAGTCATACAATTCATTTAAACGTAGTTGGTATCTCAAGTCAAACATATTGATGGTGGCTTGAGAATCGGTCAACGGAAAAATACGGGTAATGCCAAGAATATTTACATTGTTACCGTTTGCGTCTGTAGCTTGAGATGCATCCAAATATTGATGAGCAATATCATCTGCGGTAACATAGTGAATCCAATAAAACTTTTGTGCGCCGTCAAAATGATAATCTTGCCAGTATTGAATGGCATCATCAACACGGTCTGATACCTGGTCTTCATCTACGTTGATATCAATGACAGGCGCACCCAACCTACGTAAACAATAGTTTGTAAAATCTTGTCTGTTTAGAATTGGTGATGAAGCCATGGGAAATCTCCTATTATAACCTATTTATTTAATAATAGAATTGGTTTTTAGATTATAGTTTCTACCCAAGACCAAGTAGTAAAATTCCATGTATATGTTTTGCCATCTAATGGATAAACTGGTACTAATTGCCAAGAGTTTGTACTACCTGTTCCACCTTGTGCGGTTGTTAATACACCTGTTAGTGTTCCTGTTATATTTCCTGTAACATTTAAATTACTAGAAATAATTGTATTTCCTGTAACATTTAAATTACTAGCAAGATTCGTATTTCCTGTAACATTTAAATTACTAGCAAGATTTAATGTATTAGTAATTGGAGAAAAAGTAACATTCGGTGATGCATAGAAATAATTTGTTTTGCCGCCATAATTTGGCTGCATATCCAAATAAAAAGTTGTGTTATCATTAACAACTGGAAGTACTTGTAACTGAGGTAATGTTTGCATTATTGTTTACCTTGTAACTTATCAATTTTACTATTCAATTCTTTGATGGCTTGGACCAAGACACCAATCACACCATTATAATTTAATGATTGATTTCCTTTATCGTCTGTGATGACTAACTCTGGCATAAGAATACCAACTTGTTGTGCAATCAAACCAGCAGAAGGTAATTGACTATCTTTCCAATTGTATCTAACACCATCAATACTATTTACAATTTTTAATGCGTTTTCAATTATACTAACATTATCTTTTAAATTTGCATCTGATGTGGAAGTCATCACAGTAGCACTTAATGTTCCTGTTGATGGAACATATGTTAATTTTGCACTTGATGTATTTGCTATAGAAATAGAACCAGATGTTGAAGTTGTTAATAATGGATAATGTACTGTTGCAGTTGTTGTATCGTCTGTTAGTGATGTACCAACACTAACTGCAACATTAGATGCTGATGTAATTTGACCTCCAGCATTAACAACCAATACTGGAATATTAAATGAATCACCATAAGTTCCTGATGTTACACCTGTATTGGCCAATGTTCCTGTGATTGTACCACCGACAGTAAGACTTCCATTAACAAATACATTACCAGATGTGGCAAAATAACCATTAGAGCTTACAAATTGAAATGTATTTGCCACATAAGGAGTTGCATTAGAACTACTGGTGTTTACCAATATTGGATTAAATGGTCCAGAAGATGTGTTTGCTGAAATTGGATTTATTGTTGTGGCTGAACTAACAAGGCTATAAGAACCAAGATATAGTACAACAATATTATTTGTTCCTACTGGCGGAGGATTAGAAAATGTTAGTTGATTTGATGAAACACTATATGATGTGCCATCTGGTATTTGTGTAACACCAGATACGGTAACAACTATAGCTGAATTACCAATTGGGGATCTACTTAAATAGTAAGTTACAGTTGAACCATTACCAGAAAATTCATCAAACGGAAATGTGGTGTATATGTTTGAATTGTTGGTTACCCAAGTAACACCATTCCAAATCCATGAATGATTATTAGAGGTGTATACTTGGTTAACTGACGGACTGGCTGGAAAATTGAGTGCCATTGTAATCCTAAATTAAGCTTGTGCCTCATTCCAAGAGTAACGTGCTTGAATTGCTCGAGTTGCAGTATCAATATTTTGAGCAGAGAAGGTCAATACGTCAGGACCATTTGGATAAATTCCTGTTGCTGCGTTTGCAGTACCACCAGCTAAGATACTAGTACCAAGTGCAAGCAACTGTGTCAAATCTTGTTGTGTTGTGGCGTATGTACCTTGATTAGTATTCAAGTAGAAACCAAACACAGATTCACCACCAGTTACTGTGGTGCCTTGGTTATGGAAAATATATTGTGTCAGACTTGAACCACCAACATTCACCCAGTTTTCTGCTGTATTTGATGTTGTACCATTCAATACACAAGTAATCAAGAATGATCCGTTTGCATATATGTCGGTTTCAAATGGTAACTGTTGCATACGATTAATAACTTCACGAATGCCTAAACCTGTACCAGGTACGCCGTTACTTGCTGTTGGTGCAACACGGAAACTCATAACCGCTTGTGATTGTCCAGCAGCAACGTTAATAGTACTTGTCATACCTTTTGTAAAGATGAATGACTTATCTTGTGTGAAACCACCATCCATAATTGCAGAAGTGCCCCAGTGGTTAATTTCTGGACCTAGTACTGGTGAATGTAACTCAACTGCTGTTTGTGCAGTAGCGGTATAGATAAATGTTTGTGCAGTGTTACTCAATGGTGAAACAAAAATCAAGTTACCTGTTGTGTTACCAATTGCAGCTTGACTGATTGTAATTGTAGCGTTAGGAACAAAACTTGTAACATATGCTTGGTTAGGAATTGCATTACCAAACACATATTGTCCAATTTGAATACCTGTAGTACCGTTTGCTGCAGCCAATGTCAATATGTTATTACCTGTTGTGGCAGAAACATAGATTGCTGAGTTACCTGCTTGGCCTCTTGTTAAACCAGTAAATGAATTTGATGTAAGACCGGTGTAGTTAATAAACTCGGATGAAGAATTACCTAAACCACCATTGTTTGCAGTTCTAACCCAAATTGTTCCTGTATTTGGGAAACCCGCAGTACTACCAACATAGATAGTTGAATCTGTAGTTTGTAAGTTGGTACCTACACCAGATACACCACCTGCCATGAATGTTGTCTTGGCAAAAGTATTTGTTTCATAACGACCTGGTAAGTTACCGGAACGCATATAGGCCAAATAGTTGACGTTATTATTGATAATCTTGTGGCAGTATACTACGTTACCATCAGATGCACGAACACCAAAACGAATGAAACCAGCACCGTACCAAGAATAGTCAATGTAGAACATTTGCATCTTGGTCAAATCAATTGTATAACCAGATGGTCCAGTACCATCTAAACGGTCAATATTGAATTGACTTTGTGGAATAGTTGTATCAACTGTTCGACTCATCACAGCATTTGTTAATGTGGTAAGACCACGATATGCTGGAGAAATTGTTAATTGTTGGTCAGAGTTGATATTTGTCACACGATATGACATACCTTTAATTACAACAAAGTCATTTACTACTAATTGTTTACTGAAGTATGTTGGGTAACCAACTGAAGCATTGATAGTTGTAGAACCTGGTGTTGCTTGAATTTGACCAGATACTTGATAGACTGAACTACGGCGGTTTACAGACAATGTTTGGCCATCAAAATTCCAGAATAAACCGTTTTGTGAATCGAAGATACCAATACGGTTTTGAGCACCATACCAAGAGTAAATGGAACCATAAATTGGTCCGGATGCAATTGTATTGACTGGAACACTATTTGCAATATAAGTAAATGTATATGGATTGATAACATTCAAAATTGGGAATGTTCCGTTGTATGCAGTTTCATTCGCACCACTGATATTAATATAAACACCTTGGCTTCCACCAACAATATTGTGTGGGTCTTTTGTAATTACTGTACACAAAGTACCAGAAGAAGTAATACCGTCAAGATTCAACTGTGGTTTCAATGTTGTACCAGTAGACATTTGAATTCCCTTACCAGATTGGTAACGGAAATATCTACGAGTCTGACGAATATATTGATTGTTATGTGATGCAGCATTTGTAGAAAAACGAACACCACCGTCAAACGCACGGTGTACAGCTAAGCCTTGCGGACGAACATACAAAGATGCACTGGTAATTGTTGCCAAACCGGCACCAGCTGAACCTGCTGTGTTGTATACTGTGAAAGTATTTTGACTGATGACTGAAGATACAGTCCAAGAACCGTTACCTGTATTAGCACCAGTAAAAGCAATTTCATTACCAACTGCTAAGTTGTGATTATTGCTTGTAACAAATGTCATTACGTTACCTGTTGCACTCACAGAAGTTAAACCAATTGCTGCATTACTAAAGATAGAACTATTATAAGCAATTGTTACGCCAGGATTATAGATGGTTTGATTATTAGTTGTACCAGTATAAAAATATTTACCTGTGTATGAGAACGTGTTACCGACTGCACTATTACTATCAACAATATAAGTTCCATCAGCACCAGCATACAATGTATCTAAAATTGTAATTGCATTACCGACTGCTGGTGGTGTATATGGATATACGTTAGCAGTATATACTCTTGAACCAGAGTTGGCAGTTATGTTAATAACGTTGGCAGAACCAGTTGCAGTTACATAGTAAGCAAAAGGTGTATTATTAATCAACGACAACTGTTCCCACTTTGTTGTTTGTACCGAATATTCATAGTCAGTATCAATTAAACTCTGTGGAGTAGATGTACGTAATTTGTTAATTGGATCCAAATATGTTTCTGCTGGCTTAAACGTTTCTTCATATTCGTCAACAACAATTTGTAATTTATCTGTAGAACTTAAAGCTGCAGTATTATAATTTAACGTAAGAGTTGTAATCGTTGTAGAGTTAGCTAAAGCAAAAGTACCTGCTGTATCAAGACCAATTACATAAGACGTTGTTGTTAGATTTGGATCAGAAAAATTGTAAATGACTTGGTTGGTTGTAACGTCCGTAATCAAGACTAAACGTTCTTTAGGAACGGCGTGAGGAATCACAATCGTTCTTGTAGCAGGATTAAACGAATAGTATGTATCAAGTATAGCTTTACGTGCCATTTTAACTCCAAAAATTGGTAACTAGTAATGTTTTATTTAGTAACCCATAAAAACATCTAATGGTTTGAATGGATATAGTTTAAGACTGGTCGGTGGATTGCCAACAACTGTGCGAATGAGTATTTGTGAACCTTGAGTTGGACATTCGGCAAACTTTATGTAACCATTAGACGTTGGATTACCAACATTATCTATGGTATAACCTTTTGATGCAGACAGTACTGATGATTGCCATACAGTATCATATTTATAGTCAAACGCCGGTTGTAATATTCCATTAACTGTGACAGTTATTAGGAATGGACTACTAATATTTGCTGAAGCATAATTGTAAGTTAATGGAAATGTGCCTGTAAATCCATCAGTTTTATACGAAATATCATCCAAATCATAAACGTAATTACTTATGAGTGATGTTCCATTAGCACCATTAGTTCCATTGGCACCTTGTGGGCCAGTACTACCTGTAGGACCTGTAGGACCTGTAGGACCTTGTGGACCAACTGGACCAGCAACAGTAGCAACAGCATCAACCCATTGTGAACCATTAGGATCAGTATAATATATTTTTAATGTACCTTCATCACTTTTCCACCATAAAGAATTGGCCACAGGTGATGATGGTGCAACATCTGAAACAACAACGGCACTACCGCCACCGCCGGTCGAATATGGTGTTCCGTTTGCATAATATAAACCATTGGTGTATATTGAGTTTGCATATACATTACTGAGTGTAGAAATACCACCATAAACAATCAATGCACCTGTAGTATTTGAAGTTGCATTAGTTGTATTTGAGACATAAAGAACAGAATTTGTGTTGACAGTTATCACTGAACCAGTATTTGGCAATGCATTATTGGCAGTTGTAAATGCTGCATTTGCATAAGTTCCAGTCACGTTCTGTGATTGATATGCTGAGTTTGCTTGAATAAATGCTGCGTTTGCAGTAGCTCTGGCAATTGTATCTACTGAACCAGAACTTGCGGAAGTTGATTGAACTGTACCATCAGCAAAAGTGATTGAACCGCCACCGCCACTATTAATAACCAAACTGTTTACATTTGTAGTTTGTGTATATTTTAATAAAGCAGTTCCACCAACACAGTCCCATTCGGTAGATCCTGGTCCACGACTAGCAATCTGCAATGTTTCACCAGAATTTATTGCTATACTTTTATTGGATGAATTTAATAGTGGATTATGATATAAAAAATCTGCACCACCAGTAACGGATACTGTATATTGAGTGGATGTTTCATTGGTAAATGTAAATGTTCCACCAAGAGGGCAACTATTTGCATTGGGTATAGTTACATTACCATTTATTTGAATTAATGCACCAATCTGTGCAGATGTCAATGCTCCACTAAAAGGAGCTAAGAATGTTTGATATCCTGTAATTTGATGACTTATTGACTTTGTTGTAGTATTACCAATAACATTAATACCACCACTATTAGCAAAACTTAGAATATCATTAGGTGCAGAAGAAATGATAAGAGTGCCACCAACATTGGCAGTCGCAAATGACGGACCATTGTTGGCGCCATAGAAATACGAAATATTACCTGCACCATTTTTATAGTACAGTTTATTGTCAAAATAGTTAATGGCCAACTCACCAAAATTTAGTGATGTTGGTACATTACCTGTTGCTCCAGATTTCCTAATCTGAATGGTTGTATTTGCAAATGCCATTTATTAAAACGTTCCGCCGTCTTCTGTTATATCGGTTTTAGTTAATACATCCAACAATGCTGGTGTTTCAACTACAATGTTTTTTGAAGCTTCAATCTTTTTTCGTTTGGCAGGAGGTAATTGCAAATAATCAATTTGGTCTTTTAACTCTTTCAACTTAAATTCATAGTCATCACGAGTTTTTTGGTGCTCATTACGTTCTTTATTCAATTCATTTCTAAATGTATCCACATGATGAACTTGATGCTTAATATTTTCATATTCATTTCGCATAGCACCTAAATTATTAATTTCATTTCTCAAATCATTAATAATTCTATCTTTTTCTTCTCTCACTTCACGAAGCAATCTATCTTTTTCTTCAATCAGATGATTAATAGTTCTATCTTTTTCAGATACAATATTATTAATTGATGAATCTTTTTCTTCACGTAATCTTCTAATTGTTTCATTAGCATCTTGTTGAGAGCTTGATGTTTCATTTCTCAAGCTCTCAACAATTGATTCTAACTCTTCAACTTTTTGATTCAATTCACCAATCGCTTCGTCACTAATTTTAAGATTTGTTTGTAAAGAGATGTTTCTCAATACAGCATCTTGCATAGTGCTAGTCATTAATTCAACATAATAATTCACATACTTTTCACTCATTTCAAACTCCTGTTATAACATAATCAAGTATTTAGAGTTTTTCCACACAAGACCATCCTTTATAATATTTCAATTTTCCATTGGCTAACCAACTCATATTTCCTGCGTGTAGATTTTTTTCTCTACAAAATTTAGATAATCCTTTTATCATATAAGTGGTTCCTTCTGGACTTGTTATAAAATATTCTTTAGCTCTTTTTGCAAAAATTTTTGATTTAACTTCTGGTCTATTTTGAACTTCTTTTTGTACAATAATTTGTTTTTTTCTATATTCTAAGCTATTATAATAAGAATTTGGATCATTCCATTTATTTTGAACTAAATTGGAATGAACTTGACTTGCTAAAATTCTCATGTTTCCATATTGTTTACTTGTTAATCTATTGAGTTTAATGTTTGCCATTGCCCAAAAAGCATTAATCATTTTTTGTTTTTCTTTTCCTTCAACCATTTTTACTAATAGTTGATGTACAAGATAATGTTCTCTTAATGTCAATTTTACTAGATTATCTTCACAATCATTACCTCCTAATGACTTAGGAATAATATGATGTTTTTCCGTATAACCTAAGTTATCATTTCTATTTTTGGCTTTAACAATGATATTGTTGTACCAAAAAGTATATTTGTTATTTAAAAACATTTTAAAATGTTCCGCCGTCCATAGTTGTAGTCCATGTTGGAACACCAGAATTATTTACGGTTAGAATCTGGTTAGACCATGTTTGGTCAGAAGTACTTGCGGCTGCAGTTACACTCAAACCACTAGTTCCATTTCCGTAAACAATACCTTGAGAGGTAAATGATGATTGTCCTGTACCGCCTTGGCCAACAGTAAGACCAGCAATTGCTGTATAGATAGCAGCAGTAGTTCTACCGTATGCATCAACAGACAACGATGTGATTGTTGAGTTTGCTGCAGCAATTCCTGTATTGGAGAATGATGTGTTTGCAAGTGATGAGATTGCACCAGTACCATTGCCAATTAGAATTTGACCAGAACCAAATGTGGCTGCACCAGTACCGCCTTGTGATACAGATAAACCACCAATTGCTGTGTTAGATACAGAAGAAACACGACCAAATCCGTCTGTTGTTATGATTGGTATGTAATTGATTGCACCATATGTGCCAGCAGTACCAGTATTTGCCAATGATACAATTGCAGTACCATTGTAATATGTGATTTGATTACTATTAAATGAACTACTGTTAGTACCACCTTGAGCAATTGCTAATGTACCAGAAGTAACTTGAGAAGCAGAAATTGCAATTGCTGTGTTTGTAATATTTGAAACACGACCATATGCGTCAGTAGTAATTACTGGAACATAAGCTGCGTTTGCATATGTACCTGCTGTACCTGTATTTGCAAGAACTTGTAATGCACCTGTGCCGTTACCAACAACAATACTGCCGGCAGTGAATGATGTTGCACCAGTACCACCTTGGCCAACTGCTAACGCATTGGTTAATGATAGTGTACCAACTGTTGCATTTGTAATGTTTGCAGTTCCAAATGTACCTTGGAAACCATTAACGTTTGTATATAACGTGGCAGTATTTGCTTGTGTAAAGTAATTGTTACTTAATGTGTTTGCTATTGAAGCATTAGTAGCCGCAATGTTTGCAAACAAATAATAGTTCTTAGAACCTGCATCACGCAACAAACCGGTAATATTGTTTGTTGATCCATTGTTATACAATCCATAGAAACCAATATCAATTACGTCACCCGTAGTGTTATTGGCTGCCAACTCAATCATTGAGTCGTTAGTTTGTACAATAGATGTATTTACATATGTTGCAGTACCAGAAACAATCAAGTTACCAGAAATAGAAACGTCTGTACCAATTGTTTGTGGACCAATTGAAGATGTATTAGTACGTAAAACTGTATTATCAGTACCAAACAATACTGTTTCATTACCACCAGAACCAGTAACTGTTGTTGTAATACCAGTGCCGTTACCTTCAAGTGTTAATGTACCACCGCCGGATTGTGAACCAGAACCTGTATTACCAGTAACTGTGAATGATGTTGAAATGGTACTGTTAGAAATAGAAGTAATACGACCTTTTGCATCTACTGTGATAGATGGAATTGTTGTTGTATTACCGTATGTACCAATATTTGAGTTAACTGTTGCTAAAGAAATCTCTAATTCAACGTTAGCAGTACCATTAAATGCTACGTTGGCCGCAGTTGCATCACCATATGCACCAAAATATTGTGTTTGAGATAAAGAGTTTGCTGAGTTGGCAATCAATCCTGTAACGGAAATACCGTTTGCAGTGATGTAACCAACAGAAATGTTACCACCTGGATCACGTTTAACAATGGTACTTGGCGTATTTAAACTTGTTGCATTGTCAATCTGTGAAGTATAATATTGACCACCTACGTTAACAACACCAGTACCTGTTGAGTTACCAATGAAGATTGTATTAGATAAGTATGAATATGCTAATTCACCTGCTTTAAGTGTACCTGGCGTACCTGTTGCGGTAGAACGTTTAATCAGGATACTTGTATTTGAATAACTGGCCATTTTTTGGTCCTTATAATAATTGTTATACGACTATTTATTGAAAACGATAAATCAAAAAGTACCACCGTCAAGGTTGCCATTGACAAGTTGAACTGCATTATTTGCTAAAACATAAGCGGTATTTGCTTCAGTTATGGCATTATTAGCTAAAATGAATGCTGTATTTGCTTCCGACAACGCTATATTGGCTGTATCACTTACTCCACTTGCTAATGTATATGCAGTATTGGCTTCAGTTAAAGCAGAAGTGGCAATACCATAAACTGAGTTAGCATAAACATACGCTACATTGGCTTCATAAGAAGCTGCATTGGCTGTTGCACCAATTTGTGTAATTTCTGTGGCTAAGTTAGCCGAACCTACGAATGTCGTGGTTCCTCTGACCGAATACGATTGGTTAGGATTAACCGTAGTTCGGACAGTAAAGTTTTGAGTGGGATTGATGGTTACTACAGGCATTATACTTCAGAACCATATGAGGAATAGACACCAGTGACACCAGGATTGACAATGACTTGACCTTCTACAACTCTTGTTATAGTATTAGAGGAGTCTTTGATAACAATATCATATACCAATTTACCTGCAGGAACATTGGCTGTATCTACAGCAGGTACACTCAGTTCTATGATACCATTGTTGGCATCTATAATTGAGGTGGTAAAATTAATGAAGACGTTACTAGAGTAATATGATTTTTTAGCCTGTGCAAACACGGTGAATCCGGCCAAGTTGTAACCGTTACCATAGAGGTCGGTTAATGTGGTCTGAGAATTGAATGTAGAACCTTGGTCCAGATAGAGGTCTGCGTAGGCTGCTGGCATGATAATATCCTATAGGTGTATACTATAGGATATTTATGCCGTTTTTAACTGAACCAAATTCAATTTGGAATAGTTGGCCAAATTACGATATATGGATTTGGATTTTTTTGTGGTACATCTCTAAGTGCTTGACGATATTTTTGCCAAACTGGATACTTAGATCCAAGTCTAGCCTGAGCAGATAACGTATCTGTCCAATCGGATTGTTGTAACAAATAATTACGGTAGTTTCTAACATTCGTCAATTCAGTATGATTAGCTGGTAAACCACCATAAAATTGATTATTGTGATTCAAAATAGAAGAACCCGGAATAGCTTGACTTAAATTATAACGATTGTATTCTTCGTCACCGAGTGTTTGTAAGTTAATCACGGCCGGTGTCGTGTTTGAACCTG